TTCAAGAGCAGCGACCCATCGCAACCACTGGCGGCGAAATCGTTGGAGAATCGGCTCCGTTTGTTATTCCAGGCGCTGGGGCAGGAAAAATCGCAACGCTTGCACCTAGAGTTGCGGCAATGGCTGGACTCGGGGCAGCGCAATCCGGGCTTAGTGCCAGAGGTCGCGGCGAATCCACCGAAAGCCAAATGGTATCAGGTGCGGTTGGCGGTGCTATTGCGGGCGGCCTTGAGTTGGCTTTGCCTTATATTGGCCGCGCTGCTGGTGCGGTTGTTCGTCGGGTAACTGGCAAGGAGCCAGCCGGTCAACTGCTGAACGCTGCTGGTCGACCAACTCCAGAACTACAAGACGCGCTGAACAAGGCTGGGTTGTCGTTTGATGATCTGGCGCAATCAGCTATGCGCGACCTGACAGAAGCCAAGCCTGGAACTGACCCGACACAAGCCGCACTGGCTGCCCTGTTCGCCTCTGAGGGTATTCCGGCCACCCGTGGAGCCATTACACAGGACTTTGGCCAGCAAGCCGCAGAAGCTCGTTTGGCTGAGTCTGTTGGCGATGTGGCTGCGGCACCTTTCCGCGAAACAATCAAGACTCAATCCGAAGCACTGAAGGGCGGCCTTGATGACCTGATCAAGCGTCTCGGGGTTCCTGAGCGTACTGGGGAAACGATCAAGTCAGCCCTTGAGGGCCGCAAGACCCTGCTCAAGGCTGAGAAGTCGAAGCTATATCAAGCGGCGGCGGATAAGGCTAAAGACCTAAGTATTGTCCCTATCCTCCCTGGCAACCTGTCTAAAGCCATTCCTGATCAACAGGTCACGCGACGCATACAGCGCCTTGTGCCGGGTCAAGCCAGCGCTCTAGATGACCTGCTTGTAGAGTTCGGGGTTAAGAAAGCGCCAGAAAACTTTTCAGGAACCGTGACTCCTTTGTCTCTTGGTAATCTTGAGGACTTCCGATCTGCACTCAACATGATTGAGCGAAGTGATAACACAGGGACTATCAAAGTCCTGAGCGGTCCTATCAAGAATGCATTGGATGCTGAGGCTGATTTGATGGCTGACGCTGTAGAAAAGGCAGGCGTAGATGGTGCAACTGATCTGATCGATACCCTACGTCAGGCTAGGGGCATTGTGCGTGAAGTTAAAACCGAGTTCAGCCCGCAAGCACTGGCAGGCCGCTTGATCGACACCAAGCGCGACGGAGTGACAGAGGTTGTCGAGGCTTCTAAGGTAGTCCCTACTCTGTTCTCCCGTGCGACCCCTGTTGAGCAACTGCAAAAGACCCTTGGAAACCTTGCGAAAGGTGGTGAGAAAGGCAAGCAAGCCATTGGCGATCTGCAGGCTGCTGCCGTAATGAAGCTGATGGACGATGCGTTCGGAGCGTCTAGCCGCAAGATTGGTGAGACTCCGGTATTTGGCCCTGCTGCGTTTCAGAAAGCGCTAAAGGATATCGGCCAAGACAAGCTGAACGTGTTGTTCTCTGGTAATAAAGAAGCGCTGACCAAGATCAAGAACTTTGAAAAGATTGCAAAGCTGATTCAGCCGCCAAGTGGCGCTGTTCCGAAAGGTTCAGCCAGTGTTAACGCTGATCTGTTTAAGCGGTTTATGGCTTCCAAGATTCCATTTGGCCAAACCTTTGCCGATGTAATCGATGCCGCCAAGATGGCAGGAGATACCGGGCGCAGTGTTGAGCAAGCCTTGAACGCCAAGCCAGAACTAATCAAAATGGCTCAATCAATTAACCGAGACTATCCTGCACTTGGCGCCGCAATTGGTATTGCAGCAGTTGGTCAGGCTAATCAGGAAGAGGCGCAATAATGCCAAACATCCTCGTAGAGTCACCGTTTCAATTTATCACGGATAACTCCGGCAGACCCCTGATCAACGGGAAAATCTACGTTGGCCTGCCAGGTCAGAACGCGCAGAACTTCCCGCAATCCGTGTGGTTTGATGTAGCTGGAACCATCCCGGCAACTCAGCCTATTCGCACCAACCAAGCTGGTCAGCCTTGTGACGTTTCGGGTAATCCTCAACGCCTGTTCACCGCAGGCCCTTACTCTCTTCTGATCACCGACCAGAACGACGCAGAGGTTGAGTCTGCCAATAACAGTCTTGACGGGTTCTACGGGGTTATCGCGTCTGATCTTGCGAACAATACCGATCCAACCAAGGGCAGTGATCTTGTAGGATATATCTTACAAGTCGGTGCGACAGGGACTACAGTTCACGACAAGCTTGAGCGCGTTGTAGTTGATATCAAAGACTTCGGCGCCGTTGGTAACGGAGTTGCTAACGACAAGGCTGCGTTTGACGCTGCTGTAGCCACAGGACGCTCTATCCTTCTCCCTGCTGGTAACTACAACGTGCCGTCGGGTAACTACGGCTCAAGTCGGTTCTATAGCTTTGATGGTGCGACCTGTACAAACTCAACCGTTGCCATTGTAGACCCTCTGGCTAACTCTTTGGCTGTTGGCACTGAGGCGACATTTCCATGTGTTTCAGCTTCGCTCCCGTTTGGCTGGCTTCCAGAGGATGGCTCAACCCTTAACCGTTCTGTTTATCCGCAGCTTTGGGCGTTTGCTAACGCGTCAGGGAACATTGTTGACGAGGTTAACAAGCCTGCCAACCCTGGCTCCTTTGGCCGTGGCAACGGAACCACTACGTTTAGCCTTCCAGATAAGCGAGGGACTAACCAAGGTTTTGCGGACGCATCGAAGGGGCTTGACGCAACATTTGTTCTAGGCAAGGTTGTTACTGTTACTGCTGCATCTGCTGCGCCGGGAATTAGTGTTCGCAGCGTTATCAGTACTCCAGCCATACGCGCGTTTGCCGGCTCGGTTAACCAAGGATCTATTGATATACAGGCATTACAGGCGCAAGTAACAGCGCAAAACTCTTATTTCCTAAAACAAGGGGTTGCACAGAGCACTGTAAGTGGAACATCCATCGACTTCACTGCAATTCCTAGCGCTGTAAAAAGGGTAACATTCACCGCTGTAGGTATCAGCACAAACGGCACTAGCGCATTTACTTTACAGATAGGAACCTCAGCCGGTGTTGATACATCGGGGTACGCTAGCGGGTACAATTATTTTAACGCTAGTATTATTTCTGGTAACACGGGTGGCGGCTTGAGGCTTGAGCCGGCAGTTCCAGCCGCCACCGCCTCATATATCATTACCGCGTTGCTGACAAGGGTTTCGGGTAACACATGGACGCTTGACGGAAAAGTGTACCGCACTGACGGGCCTGGAGGCGGCGTCGGCCTGGCTAGCAAAACCCTATCTGGCGAGCTTGACAGAGTTCGCTTGACCACATCTAGCGGAACGGAAACATTCGATGCCGGTATTGCCAATATTATGTGGGAGATAGGAAGCTGATGATTTACAGGGTTGAGTGCAATGCATTGACTGGCGACGTGATCACTATTTATCAGACAGCCTACAAAAAAGGCGAAGACGTAATAGTTCTTGACGTTGGAATTGAGCCTCCGGAGGGATTCATGCCGATTGAAGAGGATAATAAAGATGCGCAGCCTAATTGAGCGTGTCTTTTCCGGCGCAGAGGTTCTAGATAGGCTGTTGCGTTATCCGACAAATAGAAACCGGCTAGCTAATTCCCGATAAAGTCAAGAAGGCGCGCATTGAAGCGCGGGCACAGGTGATTGAATGAGCAAGATAGTTTTTCTAGGTCACAGTGTAGTAAAAGGAACAGACTACGGCGGCGTAACTGCTGCCGATACCTTTGCGCGCAAGATTGGCGTGGCAGCTGGCTACGCTGTCGCTGACATTATAAATGCAGGCAAAAGCAGCGACACTACTACCGGAATGCTTGGTCGATTTGCAGCTGACGTACTGGCGCACTCACCCGCTGTCGTGGTGTTTGCCGGCTGCGTCGTGAATGACTGGTCAACAGGTATTCCAGTTGCGACCACTAAAGCAAACCTGCTCAACATGGTGACCCAGGCGCAGGCCGCTGGCATCAAGTGCGTAATGTTTACGGATAACGTAAACCGTGGAACTGCTGCAGAGTTCAACGCATATTATCCATTTGTTGAGGCGTGCAAAGAGGTTGCTTTTACAAAAGGATTGCCTCTTGTCGATACATACGCGCGAATGACTCAGCGGATGCTTGTTGGTGATCACGCGGCGCTTTACGTGGACGCCGTCCACCTGACAGGTGCAGGCCACCAATTCTTCGCAGACCTTGCGGCAAAGCCCTACCACACTGGTTTTTTCGTCGCAGATCCAGTGGCGGCGCCTAATCCCGATCAATCGCCAGGACCTTCTCAACCGTCCACGCTTCTGTTGGCTGTTGCTGATTACGTTTTGGCTACTGGTAACGCCGCACTGACTGCTGATGTACTCGCGGCAAAAGAAGCAGCGCAAACAGTATAAGGGCAGGAATGGCAGATGAAATGAGCACAATTCAATAGCGCACAAGTCGCCAATGAATGCAAAAAGCCGGGGCTTTCACGGTAAAGCGCACCGGCTTCTATTGCAGAACCATCAAGCCCGTCAACTGATGGGCTTTCTAATCAACTGCCAGCCTCCGCAATCAGGGCACCATATCAGCCCCACCGACTGATAAAACACCCCCGTTCCTTGTAAGCTGTGCTTGCAATTGCAGATGCTCGGCTCTGGCGTCTGACCAGCCAGCCAGCCATGCTGTGACAATATCTTGCGAACAGTGGCTAATTGCGTCACTTGGTATACCCTCCCAATACGCTGTCTTTCCCGCCAGATAGGTTGGATCGGCTAATGAATCGTTCAAGCTCTAACACCCTGTTGCATAGTTTGATTTGGTCTACTACAAGCTCATTGTAGCGTTCGGTCTGTTTACGTTGCCTGCGGCGTTGGACTGGGGTCATGGCCAGCACCTCTCAAGAACTACGGAGCCGTAAGGAACAATATCCGGTCGGTCTGCGAAGACCAAAATACGCCCCCTCACAAACACCGCGACATATGGCTCACCGTTGTAGATTGCCCGCGCTGCTGCCTCGTTTACTGCCTCTAATGCGTTCATCCCCTCACCTCACACACATTAACCATCATCGTTCTAGGCTGTAGGTTGACCCATACAAGCCTTCTCTCTTTCCAGCACACCACCTCAGCGGGCGGCGATATTAGCAGAATGGCAGGGCCGATGCTCGCCACTGTGACGACGGCGAACATGGCCCAGCCTGCTATGTCACGGATAAGCGACACGGCCATTCTCAAGCCTGATCAGCCTGGGTAATCCGGCTTTTTCCACCGACTCGCGGCAGTTGAAGTTCATACCGTCACGGGTAGGGAAGCTGGCCGGCGCCTTGTCGAAGCAGCTGAGCGGGTGATAAGCCCTGCACGCTACGCAAATGCGCAGCGGCTCAGGCTTGTTCAGAAAGGCCCAGCGCTGGCGGACTTTATCTGAGATGGTCATTTGTTCGCTCTCGACAAGTATTTGTTGACGGCCTCGTCGTGACTATCTGCCTCTACCATCACGTACGAGCCGCTGAGACTGGTCTGCACTGGATGCAGCCTGCGGTATGGCAGGCCCAGCAAGCGACGGCACTCGTCAACGCCATGTTGAGCAATAAGCGCGTCGTCTACGAACACGCCGTTGCCGTCCTTCGCGCAAATCAGTGTCTTACCGATCACTTGTTCACCTCGGCCAGTGCGGCGTCTATCTCGTCTGACAGTTCGTCCAGCTTATTTCGGCGCGGCCTGAATCCATCCATCATATGGCTAGCGCCAGCGCTTGCCTTGACGTGCAGCGTCGATCTGCGCAGCAACCCCGCCAGCCTGTCGCGCTGGGCGGCAAGACGGTCGCACTCCATGCCGTTCTGCACTGCTGTGCCTGACCATTCCTCGATTGCTGCATCCCGCTCGGCAAGCTGCTGGCGCAGGGCGCTCAAACTATCGCCAGCATCGGTTATTTCTTGGTTTCTAACTTCGATACATTCCGTGAGCCGCTCGCATTCCTCCCGCAGCTCGGCAATGGTCGAATCTCTCTCAGCGGCAACCATGCCAGCTATACAGCGCGCAAAGATCAGGCAGCTCGTCGTTGTTACCGATGATTTGTCAGTTGTAGGCCAATCGAAAAACGCATCAGCCTCCGCCTGCACACGCTCGCGCGATATTGCGTCCCCCTCCGGCTGGCGCGGGGCGTCCAGTAGTGCGCGAAGCTCTTTACCAGCCTCGAATGCAGAAGCCATGTTCATTTCGAGCCGGCCATCAGCTTTGCGTTGCAGCGCAAGCCGCTCCAGCAGCTCGCGCTTAATCAGTAGTTTGTCGGTCATTGCTGCTGGCTCCGATGGTTGGCCGTCATGTAGGCAGCGATTTTGTCAGCGCTGACAATAGCCAGCGTTTCCGAACAGTCGTCGCAGCCGAGCACGAACAGGCACTCGACTTCGTTGGTGCTAAGCCTGCCGTTCTGAACGGGGCACCCAAGACGGGTGCGAATGTGAGTGTCCCAAGTCAGCCAACTGCTGCCGCACTCTTTGCATTTTGCTGGGACTTTCATTCCCCTTCTCCTTTCCGTGCTGCGGCGATGGCGGCTTCTGCCTGACCGAGCTTTATCCGCATTCCTGCCGCAATATCCGCCGGTCCGTGCAGATCAAACTTTGCCTGTATTGCTGACTCTCGGCTGACGAAGTAGCGCAACGCCTCCACCAGCTCACCCACATCGGCGGGCTGGGGCGTGGTGGTGTAGTGTGCAAACAGGTCAGAATGAATAGCCCGAGCAATCGCCCAGTCCGTGTTTCCGTAGACATCACCCTTATAGCGCCCGGAAATGGTGAAGCGATCTTTCGCCCATTCATTCAGCGCGGCATCCCCCTGCACCGGGGCGGCGAGGGCTGCGCGGAGTTCAGCCAGCGCCCTCCCCCTGTCCTCTTGTTTCTCTAGGGTCTGCGTGTATTGCGCGCACCGCTCCAGCAGCTCGCGGCGGATCGTTACGGTGTCAGTCATTTGTAATCACCTGTCAGCCACCAGAAGCGCCAAACGATATGCTTGGCGATACCTTGGCCATAGAGAAAGTCGCAGCGCAGTGCGCAGTTTGTGTAGAGCAGCCGACCGAAACCGTGGAAGGTCATCGGGCCACTTAGGTATTTGAGCTTCCGGTCAGTCATGGCGGGGCTCCTGTCTGGTCAATTCTCCGGTGGATACAAACCTTTGGAGGTACGGTAGCAACTCCGCCACCTGATCGCGGGTAAGGTGCATTCGTGTGGTGAGCATCACCTGCTTGGGGATTGGATACGGAACCCACCCGCAATCTCGTTCAGGCATTTTCCCCAAGGCTCGCATATCAGAGGCCAGTATTCTCGGGTCGGCATCCTCAACCCCGAGCCAAATCGCGTCATCTGTGGCAAGACTGCTTTTCTGCAGGCTACAGTCCACGCCGTAGCGATCTGAGAACACGATTAGATCGAAGCCCCTTGCTGTCATGGTGCTCTCCATCACACCACCTCCGGCGCTGGCGAGAGCGGCCTAAGCAGATAGTCTTTTTCCTTCTGCCATGCTTCGGAAACGTCATTTTCAAGCACATCGTTGTATGTCACTGGCGCGTTGAATCCGAACTGGAATGCTTCCTCTATCCGATCAGCAATTACCTCCCACGGGCTGGCTGGCTCTACCACTGGCGCACTGGTGTAGTAATCCATCTTGTGCTCAAGCTCGCGAATGCGGCTCGCCTGCTCAACGCATCCCATGCAGACAGCTGGTTGCTGCACTGGCGCAGGGGCGGCGGCGAGCAGCGTACGCCAGAACAGGCGCGCTATTTCATCGTCACCTGCATTGCCCCACTCGTCTGTGTGGTACAGGTCATATGCGGCTTGCAGCATCGGCTCTGGCAGATCAACCGGCACCAACACATACCCCTCCGGCACTTCCTGCTGCTGGGCGAGCTGGGCTTTCAGGTTTGCAATCTCAAGCCCGCGACCGATTGCGACTGAGTAAGTATGGTCTTTCTCTTGAGTCAGCCGCTCCACCTCTGCGCGCAGTTGGTCGCGCTCGGCACTAATCGCTTCGTTTTTGTCGACCTCATCATTGACCAGTGCCTGCAACCCAAGAATGCTGGCATTGGCCGCCTCGACGTTGGCCGTCAACCGCTCCACCTCACCCTGCAGCGCCTCGGTAACGCGCTTAAAGTCCGAGTAATAGACAAGCTCACCGCCGGGGCACTTAAAAGTGCCGCCGCCTTCTGTGACGTCAAACCGTTCCACTTCCTCCCCGCTCACCCTTTCTTTGTCGCTCATTTCACATCCCCTCTATCAATTGAGCCGCCAGCACAGCGGCGACATATACAGCCCAGAACACTAACCCTTTCATCAGATCAAACCCAGCAAACCAGCTACCGCATAGCCGATAACGCCAGCCATGCCGGTGAACATCAGGGCGCCCATGACGAACTCTTTGAGCTTGCGGGCGCGTAGGTCGCTGTTGCGGGTGGCTTGTGGTTTCATGTCATTTCCCCTGGAGCTATGCCCCGGCGAACCGGGGCGGGTTGGTTAAGCGGCGAGGATAGCTTTGACTTTCTCGACTACGCGGTCGCCTTGGCGCTTTTTGTTTTTCTTCACGATGTAAGGTTTGCTTGCGTCCCATGCGGCGCCGGCGCCCATCTTGCTCTCTACTCGCATCATGCCGTTAGCCATCACAACGGCGCGAACTTTGTAGTCAGCGCAGCATGCGCGCTCGTAGGTCAGTTCGTAGGCAAACTCGGTGCCCTTGTTCATGCTGTAGGTTGCGGCGGCTACTGGTTCAAAGTTCATCGTCTTACCCTCTGCGTTGTTCGTTTCGATGGGTCTAATGTATCCACTCAGCACCCGCGCGCCCAATTGATTGTTTCAACTGCTAGACTGTCTGCGATATGAACCGACTATGAGGGCAAAACATGACGCTCGGACAAAAGCAACGCCTGTTCGCAAAGCTCGCCGCTGATCTAATCATCCGCGCATATGCAACTGGCTACGAGGTAACGCTTGGTGACGCTTTCCGCGACCCTCGGGTACACGGCGAAATCGGCGAAAAGAAAGGCTATGGCCATCCTAAGAGCGCGCACAAGAATCGCCTAGCGATTGACCTTAACCTGTTCAAGGATGGCAAGTTCCTGCAAGCCACTGAGGATCACCAATCCCTCGGGGAGTGGTGGGAGTCGCAGCATCCTGATTGCCGATGGGGCGGACGCTTCAATGACGGTAACCACTACAGCCTTGAACATGATGGTGTGAAATGAGCTTTCTTGACAGCCTCACCAGCATCGTCGGCGGCTCCCTGTTCAAGGAGGCCAAAGAGATCGTTATGGCCTACTGGCCGCCAGAAGTTCCGCCTGAGAAGAAGCTGGAACTGCAAGCCAGACTCAATGAACTGGAGCTGACCAAATCAAGGCAGATAGACCAAGCCATTGCCGAGGCTGAGCAGCGTCTGACAGAGCGAATCGCGCTGACTGAGGGTAGCGCGCAAGACCTGCGAGCCATCCCGGTTATCGGCCCGTTCGTGCTGTTCCTGCGCGGACTTCAAAGGCCGATCTGGGGCTATGCCACCCTGTACGGGGATGCGATGTGGTTTATGGGGCGATGGCAGCTAAGCGAGCAGCAGGAGTCTGCCTTGTGGGTGATTAACTTCTTGGTGCTCGGGTTTCTGTTCGGTGAGCGCGCAGTGCAGAACGTCGCTCCGTTGATTACCGATCTACTGGAAAAGAGAAAGGGGCGCTAAGCGCCCCGTGTGTTACTCCTTAACAAACGCCCCGCCAGGCACCATTCTGCCTTTGCGATCCTTGATCTCATCCCATGCTGATTCGCAGCAGCGCATAAGGTCTAGATCAGCAAACACGCAGAAGTCATCAAGCGACCATAAGGCTTCTTGAATCTCCGTGTCTGCGATTTCATCCATGCCCAGAGTCATTGCAGCAGACGCGCACAGCGCAGAAACGCGCGCCGCTCCGTAGTTGAGCGAGTAAACCTCGTCGCATGATTCGTCAATGTTCAAGCCTGAGAACTTATGCAGGTATGCCGCATTAACTAAGCACACAGCCACATCGCCAACCGCGTCAACTAATGCTTCGCGATCTCCCTTAATCACCGCATCACACAACTCTCCAGCCTCGCTGCAAGCCTTCAAAGCCTGAGCAACTGCCGTACTGTGCTCATAAATCCCGCGATCCTTTGACCACCGCTGCACGTTTGCTACGAATTCTTCCCACTTCATGCTTGCTCTCCTTTGGCTTTGGCGATGGCGGCTTCCACTTTTGCAAGCTCCTCACCTGTGCCGCTAATTGATACGTGGTAACGAGCCATAACAAGCGCCTCAAGTAAGTCTGGGGCGGCAGAGATTAGGCGGGCGTCCGCTCCGGTTACATCAATATCTGGCGGGTACTCGCCGTCGGCCGATCCGTCAGAACAAACAATATTTTTGTCTGAACCTATAAGTATATGGCTGCCAAAATGGCTAGGAATCCAACTCCACGGCCCTTTAGTAAACTCGCTCATACCTTCCTCTCCTATCTAACCCAGTACCAGCTTTCATAGCTGATAACCTTCTCTATTGTCCTGACGTGTACCCCATACTGCTTAGCCATTCTAGGTATAGGCACTCCATAAGCATGTCTTTCCCTTATTGCCTTAACTCTAAATGGGCTTAGCTTTGCATGGGGTAGGTTGTTGCCGCGAGCTGGCATTATCCGTAGCCGTCGCCGTAGCCGTAGCCGTAGCCGTAGCCGTCGCCGTAGCCGTCGCCGGAGCCGGAGCCGGAGCCGGAGCCGGATCCGTAGCCGTAGCCGTCGCCGTAGCCGGAGCCGGAGCCGGAGCCGTAGCCGTCGCCGTAGCCGGAGCCGGAGCCGGATCCGGAGCCGGAGCCGGAGCCTGAGCCGGAGCCTATTGTGTCATTCAGCTTTGGCATTCTCTGCGCCCTCGATGGCCTTGATAGCCTTGTCGCTGCACGGAATCAGCTCTATAGCCTCAAGCCATACAGCTGGTACTGCCTCAGCAATCTTGCTGGCGCTTTCTTTGATGCCGTGCAAAGCAACAGCGCTAAGGCTAATCGACTCGGCAGCGTGCCATCGCCACATGCGCCGCGCATTGGTGATGATCACCTCGTTTCCGGACTTCTCGCTAACCGTGCCGAACCACACGCCAGCGGAATAGGTGCGGATGATGCACTTTTGTCCGATCATGTCGTTAAGACTAGAATGCTGTTGTTGCTGTGCTTGACCGGAAAACATGGCAGCAATTTGCTTGAGTTCGCCGAAGGTCAGATTGTCGATATTCATGGTGTTCCCTCTCGTTTGGTTGAATGCGTGGCGATAATTGCACGCTGATTTATTGCTGGCTAATCGTATGTTTCTATCGCCTCCTATAAGCCAATAGCCTTTTACCTTCCTCCCTGCACATCTCCAAAATCCTAGGCGGCATCTGTGCGGTTATTAGCTTTCGTTCGTAGTCACGCTTACATGCAAGCAGCTTGCAGGCAGTCTGGTAGATCGGCATTGCCAGGTCATGCCGCCAGTGTGGGCCTAGGTCTTCTGGCTCAATCTCACCGGCTAGGGCTGATTTGATTCGGTCGTGTATGGTCATGGGAAAGCCCGCCGAAGCGGGCGGGTGGTGGTTAGAAAGGCACGTCTATGTCAAATGCAGCAGCCGGCTGCGGCTGTGCTGGCTGAGGCGCTGGCGCCTGAGCCTCTTTGGCAGTAAATGCCAAACTCATAAACTTGCCTTTCTGGCCTTCCTTGACCCATGAGCTAATCCAATACTCTACGCCGCCAATCTCGCAGCTTCCCTTATAGTCAGGGTGGGTGTCTTTTTCTTTGCGGTCATTCTTGAACAGCACGCCGCGCAGGTTGTTGTCATATTGCTGGCTCATTAGAAAATTTCCTCTTCTTCTACTTTCGGTTGGTTAGTGATTGCTGCTTTTTGCTCGTCTGTCAGTTTGCCGGTCTGCTCGCAACGGGCGATAACTTGATCTGCTGTCATCTTTCCGTCTGCGATTGCTTGGCGCATTGCTGGCAACTTGGCAGCAAACTGGTCTGCTGGGTACTCTGCTGCTGGTGCTTGCTGCGCAGGCGCAGACTGCATAACGCGCACAGTGTACGGCTTGCGCTTGCCGCGCGTTGCGGTGAGGGAAAGAACCATGTCAGCCTTGATGTCGCTCATGTGGCTAATGCGAATTCCGCCAACCTTGACGCCGCCATACATGACCTCGGGGTCACAGAACAGCGTTACGGACTTTCCTACCCACTGACTGCCATATTCGCCCCAAGCTGCAATAAGCACGCGTCGCATAGACTTGCACGGTTTCCACGGGCGACCATCGAAGCCGCTGGTAATAATCCACACCGGGCTATCTTTGTCGCCTTGCTTGACGGCGAGAATCTTGACCGTCAGCGGGGCTGCAATCAGATCGTCAGCGTTTGCTTGGTCGGATTTTGGCGCAATGGTATGCGCCAGAGATTGTTCACTCATCGAATTTAACCTCAGACTCTTGCTCAAATTGGTTGATGTACCAGCTAGGGAGTTGGATGGTTTCAGGTTCGCAGGCAATGCCGGGCCACTCGTCAGCATCAAGGCATTCGGCGTATGTGTTAAGTGCTTTGCGATATAGCATCCGGCCAATCTCTAGCGCTTCGTCGTCAAGCACGAAAGGGGCGCTAGCATGTGGCAGCAGCTCTTCTACAGCAGCAAACACAAATGCGCTTAGGTCGTCGCCTGTAGCCCACTTGTACACATCGAGATAGAAAGCCGCCTGCATGTGATAGCCGTAGTTAGCAACGGACTTTGCAAAGTCGCGCAGGTCTTGCGTCTTTTTCAGGTCAACGGCGAAGCCTGAGTCAGTCAGCTTGTCGAAGCGGCATTTGACCAGCGCGCCAGTCTCCGGGTCAGTGGCGAACATTGAAAGCTCGCAACGTCCGGGCGCGTTCAGGTATTGCGACAGATGAGGGTTGCTAAGCGCTGACTCCTGCATACCGGCAACACGATCAGCCTCAGTACCAGTCAACACGCGTTCAGATGACCAGACCTTGCACGCCTCTTTGTACTCGCTGCTACGGCGGTCTGCGACGTTGCGTAGAAGCATGTAGTCGGTTGCGAATCGTTCAGGTTCAAGGATTGCGCAATGCAGCGCCGTGCCAATCTCCATTGCTCGGGTTGCTTCTTTGCGCTCGCCGAAACGATAGTGCGCAGGGCTGCGCATGATCAGGTCTAAGCCTGATTTACTGATCCCATCTGCTGCGTGGTACTGCTCATTGCTGAGCTGATCACACGTATAAATTCCAGGTTTCATAACCATCCCTCTCGTTGGTGGTGTTGCCATTATGGTTCTCGTCGGCTAAATTGACAACCACCGAAAACCAAAAAATTGCAGGAATGCAAAAATGATGACACTAGAGAAAGTCAAAAAAGAACTTCAACACTACAAGCTGAGCAGGGTTGCAGAGGCTGCCGGGGTGGATCGGCACGCGCTGTATCGCATGATGAAAGAGGACGCCAAGCCATCCTATGAGACAGTCAAAAAGCTGTCTGACTGGCTAGAGGGGTCGCGCGAATGACCGGCCTGATCCTTCGCCCGTATCAGGAGCAAGTGATTGACGACACGCGCAACGCACTTCGCCAGCACCATAGCGTGCTGATGCAAGGTCCTACCGGGATGGGTAAGACTGCTATCACGGTTTACATGATGGGGCGCGCTGCCGCGCAAGGTAAGCGCGCGTATTTTCTCGTCCATCAAAACGAACTGTTGAGCCAAACCAGCCGAGCGCTATGGAAGCAACAGCTAGAGCATGGCGTCATTGCCAGCGGCAAAGCTCGCAGCACATTGCCGGCGCAGGTGGCCAGCGTGCAGACGCTAGTGCGGCGTATGGAGCTATACAAGGAGCCTGACCTGCTCATCATTGACGAGGCCCACCGCGCGGCTGCAAAGACTTATCAGGCCATCATTGACCGATGGCCGAATGCTCGCGTCATTGGCCTTACTGCGACCCCTCAACGCACTGACGGCAAACCTCTTGACGTTCTGTTTGACTCGCTTGTGTTGGGGCCGTCTATCCGTCAACTCATGGATGACGGCTACCTCTGCGACTATGAAATTTACGCGCCGCCTATTGGCATCGACGTATCTACAGTCAAGCGAAAAATGGGCGACTATGACGCCAAAGAGCTAGAGACTGTCGTCGATAAGAAGTCCATCACAGGGGATGCCGTGGCGCACTACCTGTCTCACGCAAGTGGCAAGCGATGCGTGGTCATGTGCGTGTCAATCAGGCACGCCGAGCACGTTGCCGAGCAGTATCGAGCGGCAGGCGTACCTGCTGGCGTCATCGAAGGAACAATGAGCGGCCCGCAGCGTGACAAGATGCTGGCTGACTTTGCGGCTGGGCTGCTGATGGTTATTTGCAACGTGCAGCTATTGGTTGAGGGCGTAGACATTCCAGCTATTGAGGTCGTGCAATGGCTTCGGCCTACGCAGTCTTTGGTTATCTGGATGCAGGGCAATGGGCGCGGCCTGCGGCCTGCTGCTGGTAAGTCTGAGCTGATTATTTTCGATCATGTTGGCAACTGCCTGCGGCATGGCTTGCCGGATGATGATCGTCAATGGAGCTTGGAAGGTAAGGAAAAAGGAAAGCGGCGCTCGTCTGCTGATGATGAGATTAAGGTCAAGCAGTGCGGATCGTGTTATGCCGTATTTCGTCCAGGCCCTCAAACCTGCCCGCATTGCGGCGCGCCAGTCGCTGGGCAGCAGCGAGAGATTGAGGTTGTAGACGGAAAGCTTGAGAAGGTGGACAAGCTAGCCATTCGCAAGGAAAAAAGACGCGAACAAGGACAGGCACGCACGCTTCACGACCTCGTTGCGCTTGGCTTGCGTCGTGGAATGGCAAAGGCCGATAGCTGGGCAGCTATTACGATGGCAGCTAGGCAAGGACGCAAGCCGACCGGACATGAATATGAGCAGGCCCGCGCTTATCGTCGCAGTATTGAGGCGCAACGATGAAAGAGGCTGACATTATGCGTCTTTGCATGCTGGCGCTGTCTGAGGCTGGCTGCCTAATCTGGCGCAACAACACCGGCGTATTGCCTGACAAAAACGGAGTGCCTATCCGGTTTGGTCTTTGCGTTGGTAGCTCAGACCTCATAGGGGTTGCGCCTGACGGCAGGTTTCTCGCCGTTGAGGTTAAGACAGAAAAAGGCAAACCAACACCAGAGCAAGAACGGTTTATCTCAGCCGTTCGTGCAAAAGGTGGGATAGCTGGCATTGCACGATCACCTGAAGAGGCACTAGACTTGCTCCGGCGCGGCTAGGGTAGCTCCCGAACGTCTGCGGTCACAGACTGCCGCTGCCACCTATCAGACCAACCCAAGACCAGGGAAGCATTACATGACTAAGCCTACTAGTTGGTACGCTCGCCGCATGGTTGAGCGTTTTGGGATGCACGTTATCCCGCTTCAATCTCGCTCTAAATTGCCTGTTCAGAATGACTGGGGGCACAACACCCTGTCTGATGCAGAAGATGCAGAGGCGTATTTTCAGCAGCATCCAGACTATAACCTTGGCGTGGCTCTCGGGCCGTCGCGGTTGTGCTCGCTGGACATTGACTGCATGGAATCGTTTCGCCATATCTGCGACTGCTTTGGGATTGAGCTAGACGCGCTCATTGCAAGCACGCCAACCATTCAGGGTGCATCCAAAGGGCTTCGCGTTATGTTCCGCGTTCCTTATGGCGTTGCGTTGCCGTATTGCAAGCTGAATTGGAAGCGTCAAGACAATCAGGCTAAATCGTTCACTGTGTTTGAGATGCGTGCCGCATGCGATGACAAGCAGCGCTTTGACGTACTGCCTCCGTCTATCCATCCTGACACCGGCAAACCTTACGTCTGGCTAACGCAGCCGAGCGCTGACTGGCCAGAGCCTCCGCGCTGGTTGCTTGCTATGTGGCAGGACTTTGACAGATTCAAACCGCAGATGCAGGCCATGTGTCCGTGGCTGCCTGAGCAACCGGCGCCAACACCTGCACAACCGCGCCAACAGCAACAAGGCGACGGAGTGTCGGTCATAGACGCATATTGCGCGGCTAATCCATTGCAGTCTGAGCTGGCGCGGTATGGATACAAGCAAGTAGGCAAGCGCTGGTTGTCACCTCACAGCAGCACAGGGCTGCCTGGCGTTATTGAGTTTCCAGACGGCCAGTCATGCTGGATACATCACGCAAGCGACCCGCTTTGCAGCGAGGATAGCGGCAAGCCGGTCAGCAGCTTCGATCTGTTCTGCTATTACGACCACAACGGCGACACCTCAAAAGCCGTAAAGGTGGCTGCCGATCTGCTTGGTATGAAGCATGAGCCACGCGCTAAGCTGGTTGAACAGGTCAAGCGCATAAGTGCCGAGGTGCAGACCATTGAACACGTGCCGGCTGCGCGCGGTAGCTACAACTTGGCAGAGCCTTTGACCTTTACTAATGAGAAAGGGCGCCCGCTCAAGCATATTGAAAATCTGCGCGAGATTTGCCGGCGAATTGGCGTAACTGTTCGATATAACGTCATTGGCAAAGAGGAAGAGATAATAATTCCAGGCCAGTCATTCTCTATTGATAACCAAGGCAATGCCTCGCTTGCATGGCTTAAGTCTGAGTGCAGTTTGTTTGATTTCTCAACCGATCAGCTAGACGGGATGGTCACTTATCTTGCTGACCAGAACCAATACAATCCTGTCGCTGAGTGGATTATGTCTAAGCCGTGGGATGGTGTTTCAAGGCTTCAAACTTTCTATGACACAGTTACCGGAGTTAATGACCATATCGAAGCAAAGCGCTTGTTTAAAGAAACGCTCATGCGTCGATGGTGTATATCTGCTATCGCTGCTGCTTTCTCGCCTAACGGTATATCTGCGGCTGGCGTACTTACCTTTCAGGGCGCGCAGTATCTCGGCAAAACCAAGTGGTTTAAGCAGCTAGTCCCGTCAGAGTTAGGCGTACTTAAAGACGGCATGATTCTCCGGCCTGACGACAAGGACTCTGTTAAACAGTGCGTATCGTTCTGGATGGTTGAGCTTGGCGAGCTGGACGCCACGTTCAGAAAGGCTGACATTGCTGCGCTCAAGTCGTTTCTGACTAACGACAGTGACGTTCTGCGTCGCGCCTATGCGCGCAAGGAATCAAAATTCGCCAGGCGTACAGTGTTCTTTGCCTCGGTCAACCCTAAAGAGTTCCTGCACGACCCAACCGGCAACCGTCGATACTGGACTATTGAGGCGTCTCACCTTGACCACTCACACATGATCGACATGCAGCAGGTTTGGGCTGAGTTCTACCACCTGTGGCGAGCTGGTGAGGGTTACTACTTGACGCCAGACGAGGTGCAGGAGCTTAACGAGCACAACGACAGCTACACTGCCGTTGACCCGATAGAGGATCGCATCCTAACCCGTTTGGATTGGTCAGCAGATAACCTTCTGTGGCGATGGTCTACGGCTACAGAGATATTGATAGACGTTGGCGTTGATCGCCCAACGCGCGGCGACGCAACGGCATGCGCTGCTTTCGTTCGTAAGCACAACGGGAACCAGGGCAAGCGCAGCAATGGAAAGTCGCTTCTGTATGCGCCTCCAACGCTAGGAGGATCGGCTTTCTGAACACAACCCCGCTCACAAGGCGGGGTTTTTGTTTTCAGTGCATCAGTGCATCCATCAGTGCATCCTTTGAAAACAGGTTGCACTGCCTCAACGCCTAGTGCCACGTGGCTTACAGCTATATAGTGCATCCTAGTGTATGTATTTATAATAATAATAGAAAAGGGAGCATATAGAGGGGATAGGCACCTATACACGTGGAAAACCCGCCCGTATAGGAACTAAGTGCACTTGATGCACTGGATGCACTGATTTGGCTGAAACCCGCGCCAATGCTGGGCTGTAGCGACAGTGCATCCTTTCTAGGCAGTGCAATGCAGTGCATCCTCATAGCCACCCGCTAACACAACCCCTAAGACCCATTGAAACAATCAATTGGCCGGGATTACGGGCTGGATTGATACTGAGCGCATCACCAGAGAGGGACGCAACATGCTGCACATTAACAACAGCGCAACCAACCGGCACCGCTGGAGCCAACTCAAGAACATTGCCAGTGCCCGGTCTGGCAAACTGGCCTACTACATCTCCGGCATGATGGCTGGATCGATGATTGAGGCAGGTGTTCCAGCCGACGAGCGTGAACGCCTGTGCAAACTGGCAGGGACAATCGCATCTGATCGTTTTGACGAGGTGGGCGCATGACTTACATCGGCCTAACCCGCTATGACCCAAAGCTAACACCGGACGAACCCAGAGACTGGGTATGCCCTGACTGCGGTCATGAGTGCGGCGACAATGAGGCCCGTGAAGGTGAAGGACTTTGCGGGGAGTGTGGGCATGTGTTGGTGGAGGATGACGAGTGATCCTACTCACAAACCCCAAGCGCTCAGGTCAGCTTGCGCGCATCACCATCATCCGCCCTGATGGCGTGACTTTGGTCATTCACGGGGGAAGCAATGCCAGGCGATACGCTAAACGCCACCGGGAAGCCGTCTGCGAGCGCGCAGGATCGTTTTTCTCTGCCGGGATGATAAACCCTATGTATAAACTCTTTGCGCGCTGTAAAGGGCGCGTAGAGGCTTACAGGAAGATTGCCGGCATGGGACCGGCTGTGTGGGAGGGGAAATGAACAGCTTTGTAATTGTTATTGAAGCCGACAACAAGCGCGCGCATGCGGCTTACCTGAAGGGCATGGAAGACCTAGAGCGAATTTGGCCGCAGTTAATGACTTTTGCTCTTGATTACGACAAAAAGCAGGAAGAAAAATACAAGGAGTGGCAAGAAGAGCAGGAAAAAATAGATGCAGAACATGAGGTTGCAATGGCTGAATACAGGGAAAAGGTAAAAGCTTGGAAGTCATCAATGTTTAGGCAGTCTATTGCCACTTTCCCGTCACTGCCTCGTCGACCTTACTCGCCTGGAAGCTTCTACATTCCGCACGCAGCTCAATTAAATTACGAAAGTATCAAGAGAGAGTTAAAGCGCATGGCAGATTTAGCTGGCGCAGCTATTTGGCCTTTCAGAATGACAGAGAATCAGGTTGCTGAAATGATCGCGTGGGAAGATGGCAGCAAGATTGAGTCTATGAAGGCGACTATTTCGGTGGGTGTTTTCAAATGAAGCACAGCCACTATCACAAGAACGTCAAGCACCTAGAAACCATCGACGTGTACCGGGTGCTGCAACTGTTCGGCGTAACCGATCCGTGCATTCAGCATGCAGTCAAAAAGCTGCTGTGTGCCGGTCAGCGTGGAGTCAAGCCGGTGGCCAAGGATGTGCAGGAGGCTATCGACTCGCTCGCCCGCTGGCAGGATATGCTGGCAGAGGATGCGGTATTTCTTGAGGAAGGCGAGCGCCACCCGATGACGCCTAATGTCGTTAGCTATCCCGCTGTAGAGGTTGGGGTAGATGTAGATTATGACGGAGGAAGAGTTGATCGGGTAGCTAGCTCTCACGGTGACGGCGAGCATTATGCAGTAACCGACCCTATGCGCTGCTCCGATTGTCTGGCAGAGCATTGCGCCTGTATCGCCCGTTAGCTACAGTCAAACCTCACCCAACAAAGGAGCGCCACTCATGGCCGTTAAGAAAAAACCAGCAGCAAAGAAGCCTATGGCTGACAAAAAGAAAACCGGCTTTGTAGGTAAGCCAAAGAGCACCCGTAAAGACGGCCTTGGCGGCTATGACTCTGCCCGTTGATTTCTACCTGTGCCTGCTGGCTGCGCTTATCGCGTGGCCAGTGGCCAAAGACATATCGCTCAGGTACGCGGTGTTCGCTCCGGTTACATTCCTGATTGATCAGCATCCGTACTGGGACGCCACGGCAATCTCTATGATGTTTGCCACCTACGCGTTGATCGACTGCATGATTGGCATGTGGAAATCCCGACTAGTGTTCTTTGTATCGTCTTTTGTTTGGGTAGTCGTTAGCGTTGAATCCTTAATGCTTCTTGACTACACACTTAACAATCTGGTGTATATTGATGCAATCATTAACGCATGGCTCGTGATCATCATCGCTAGGGAGTGGAAACATTGGATGGATATAAAGCGCTCGTCGCATTCGTCCTAATCTCGGTAGTCCTGGCACAGATACACCACGGGCGGCAACTTCGACGGATCAACCGACATGCAAGAACAAACGCCCCTTGTGATGGAAGAACTTCGTATCATCAAGGCCATGCACACCGAAAGCATGAGCCGAATTGCCGACTTGTGTGGCGAGATGAAAGGGTTAGTTGTCGAGCTGCGGCATGCCCAAAAAGACAACGAGACGACCAAGAAGGACGTTGACGAGCTGAAAGGTCAGATGATGGACGTGAGGTTGCAGAACGCGACCAACCAATCATTTTTCGACACAGCAAAGAGCATGCAGAAGGCCCAGTGGATCACCATAATCGCAGCAGCAGCAGCGGTAACAGGCACAAACGTACCATTCACTAAACTATTTGGTGGCTAACATGAAAACCCCGAAGAAAGTCGCGAAGGTCAGCAAGAAGTTTGAAGAAATGGACATGAAAGCTGACAAGGCACTCATGGCGAAGATGATGAAAGAGGATGAGAAGCACGACAAGAAGCTCATCCAAAAGGCCATGAAGTCGGCCAAGCCCAAGAAGGCCAAGAAATAATGCCTCTTAAGCCAGGTTCGTCCAAGCGGGTGATCTCTGAGAACATCCGCAAGGAAATCAAGGCCGGAAAGCCACAAGATCAAGCAGTGGCAATAGCCCTGAGTAAAGCCAAGAAGAAACGCAAGAAGTGAGAGAGGATAGAGAGGATGTTTCGTGAGCTTATCTGGGATTACATTTTGATTGCGTCTGGCGGGGTCGGTGTTGGCGTATGTATTGGTCAATTGATCTGCAAGTCTTGTGGAGTGAACTGATATGCCAGCCACTCAAGAGCAAGTAGACACAGTATGCACAATGGTCGCCAATGGCAAAACGCTAAGGCAGATCGGTGCGCACTTTGGTGTGGATGCAGGAACAATCCTTAAATGGGTTGGCGCTAACGATCAATACTCGCAACAATATGCGCGCGCGCGCGATTCTGCCGCAGATTTGTTCGAAACGGAAATCATTGAAGCTGCATTAGCAGTTGGCCCTGAAACAGCGGCAGCAGATCGAGTAAAGATTGACGCGCTTAAATGGGTCGCAGGTCGTCGGGCGCCAAAGCGTTATGGGGACAGGGTTCAGACTGAACATAGCGGGAATATCCAATTTACCGACATGACGGACGATGAACTTGAACGCCGCATCCAAGCCCTTAAGCAGAGCTGAGAAGTTAGAGCTACTGCAACTTCTGGAAGAACAGAAACGCCGTCAAGCGCAACGCCTGGCGGCTTTGCAGTTTGAGAGCCTGTATGACTGGCAGCTCAAGTTCGTAGCAGCTACAGCCGATCACACCTCCTGCATGCTCATGGCGGCAAACCGTGTCGGCAAGACCAGGACTGGTCTAACTGTTGACGCAGTGCATTTGCTTGGTGATTACCCAGACAACTGGCCGGGCCATAAGTTTGACACCGCCCCCCTCTGCTGGCTGCTTGGCTTCTCGATGGAGAAAACCCGCGACCTTTTGCAAACGCCACTGTTTGGGCGCCTAGAGGGTGGCAAGTGGACAGGTGGCCTAATCCCTGCTGACAGGATCGTAGACCACAAGTCAGCCACCGGAACCAGCGGGGCTATGCGTGAAGTCAGGGTTAAGCATTCGTCGGGCGGAATCTCAACTGTACAGTTCTGGTCGTACTCTCAGGGTCAACACGCCATCATGGGTGACTCTGTTGACTGGTATCACATTGACGAAGAGCCGAGAGACAAGGCGATTTATCCACAGGTTCTAACCCGTACAGCTACTGGTGACAAAGGCCGTGGCGGACGTGGCATTCTCACATTCACACCCGAGAACGGACGCACAGAGTTGGTCGTGCAGTTCATGGACAGCCCAGCCGCTAGCCAGTACATGCAGCGGGCGACGTGGGATGACGCCAAGCACTTGACAGAGAAGACCAAGCGCGAACTGTTGGAAGCGTACCCAGAGTGGCAAAGGGACATGCGAACCAAAGGCCTGCCATTGCTGGGTGCTGGTCTGATCTTTGACATTGGCGACGACACGATCAAGTGCCAGCCGTTCGAATGCCCTGATCACTGGTGGGTGGTCAACGGCATGGACTTTGGCTGGGATCACCCGCAGGCCCATGTGCAGCTGTGGATTGACCGAGACACCGACACGATTTATCTGGCCCATGCCTGGAAGAAGTCGCGCACAACTCCCGCTACTGCGTGGTCAGCCATTAAGCCGTGGGCGCGCAACGTCCCAACTGCCTGGCCTATGGACGGACTGCAATCAGAGAAGTCTAGTGGCGAGCAACAGAAGGCTGCATATCAAGACACTGGCTGGCTGATGATGCCCGAGCATGCAACATGGCCAAGTGGTGGCGTAGGCGTGGAGGCTGGTCTAGTTGAGCTATATCAGCGTATGGAGAACGGGACTTTTAAAGTGTTCTCGCATCTGTCCGATTGGTTCGAAGAAAAGTTAAACTACCATCGCGACGAAAACGGGCATATTGTCAAGGTCAATGACGACTTATTGAGCGCTACTCGCTATGCTTACATGATGCGGCGTTTTGCTAAACAGAAGCGCGAGACTAACCCGAGCGTTTTATCTAACTTCGTCATGCCGCGCCCCATCCAAGCTAAGAGGCTTAGTTAATGGCAACAGACATTCAGGAAATCGTAAGACGCCAGGACTTGGCCTATAGCGCCACACTTCGTGTTAGGGAGCGCGGTTCTGATGACCTCATGTTCTCCCGTCTTACGCAGTGGGATGACTTCATCGAGGGGATTGGCCTTGAGTACCGTGGGGAATTTAACCTCATCTGGAAAGAGCGCCAGCGCCTAATCAGTGAGATGCGCGCCAACCAGATCGCGCCGAACTTCAAGCCCGTAGACGGTGCGGATCCTGATGCTGGGGATATCCTTAACGGCATGTACATCACCGATATGCGCAACAACCGCGCTAAGGAAGCGGTAGACGTTGCGGTCGGGGATATGATCGATGCCGGCTTTGGTGCGTGGCGCCTGTTTACCGAGTACGTGGACACTGACGACGACCTCGACAACCGCCAGGTAATCCGACGCGAGCCGATCCACGAAGCTAACAACGTGGTGTTCTTCGACCCCGCAGCTAAGCGCATGGACAAGTCCGATGCTCGCTATGTGACCATCATTGTCCAGTTGGCCAAGGAAGCGTTTGAGGAACTGGCCGAAGAGTATGGATTCGACCCTGACATGTCGTCGGGCTTCTCCAATCCTTCGCAGTCCTACGTCTATCCGTGGAACTATGTAGGAAAGCAGTACACCATTGGCGAGCATTACGAACGGGTTAAGAAGACCGAGAAAATCGTAATAATGGAGCACCCGTCCCTCGGGGCTAAGGCGTTCAAGCGCAAAGAGATCAAAGACGTTCTAGACGATATGCTCAATATGGGCTGGCGTACGCTGGGTCAGAAGACTCGTGAGTACTACATCGTCAACAAGTACCTTGTTTCAGGCTCCCGCATCCTGCACGGCCCGGAGCGTATCGCTGGTGAGCACATCCCGGTTATTCCGTGCTACGGCAACTGGTTCTGGCTTGAGGGTGCTGAGGTTTGGTCGGGCATCACTCGCCTCGCTAAAGACCCGCAGCGCCTGTACAACATGCAGATGAGCTACCTTGCAGACATTGCAGCCAAGGGCGCGCGTAACAAGCCTGTGTTGTACCCGGAGCAGGTTCAAGGCTTCCAACACATGTGGGAGAACCAGAACAGCTATCCTTACTTGCTGATGAACCGCAAGACCACAACTGGTGAGGACTTGCCGCCCGGCCCTGCAAACTACATCCAAGCCGAGCAAGTACCGCAAGCTACCGTCGCCATCCTTGAAGCGATGCGCATGAGCGTAGAGGACGTAACAAGTCCAGGCATGCCTCAAGATGTACTTGACCCTACCGCTAGCGGTAAGGCTATCAACGCTGTTCAGTCGAGGATCGACAATCAATCCTTTGTGTACATGGATAACCTGGCATCGGCATACCGCCGTGACGCCGAGGTTTATCTCGGTATGGCTCGGGAGGTCCACGATACTCAGCGAGAAGTCCGTCTGACCGGTATGGATGGGAATGAGTCCACCGCTGTCCTGATGGAGCAAGTGCAGGACATGGCTACGGGTCAGTGGGTCACGCTGAACGATATCTCCCGTGGGCAGTTTGAGGTCTATGTAGACGTAGGCCCGGCATGGCAGAGTCAGAAGCAGAAGTCACGCGACGAACTCATTCAGATGATGCAGTCCACGCAAGACCCGCAGCTAATGAACATCCTTCAGATGCAGTACATCCTCCTGCAAGATGGCCAGCAGTTCGATGCACTGAGGAAGTACGCCCGTAAAAACCTTCTGCAAATGGGCATCATCGAGCCCGAGAGCGAAGAGGACATGGAGTACATGCAACAGCTCCAGATGCAGGCACAGCAGGGTGACCCACAACAGATGGCTGTGGCTCAGGCTCTACAGGCTCAGGCGATGAAAGACCAAGCACAGGCAGCCAAGGCAGAGGCCGATACCATTGGCGCATTGGCGCTAGCAGAAGAGCGCAGGGCGAGCACGGCCGAGAAGCTGACCAAGGTTACTTCTCAACAGCTGGACAACGCCGAGCGCCTGGCTATGGCTCTAAGGGGTAATGTGATGCAGCAACAACGGCAGTTGTTTACACCGACGATGCAATAGCCTATAACTATTACGCCGTTCCCCTCTCTACGGTACTAGCCCCGTCCCTGCCCCTCCCAGGTTGACGGGGCTTTTTATTGCCATAGAGAAAATCAATTATACTGCCTGCCTTGTGTTTGCTAGATTGCAGGCTCTGAAACACCAACTAGAGAGGGAAACATGGCAAACAAACAAGACAGAATCGCCTTTGAACTGGCAGCAGTAGAGCTGGACGACAACGCCACGCAGCCGGGGAAAATGGTAGTAATTTTTAGCGATGGCGAAGTTATGGTAAGCACGTTTAGCGATGGCAAAAAGACACCAGTCCAGCAAAAAGGATTGAGCACAACTCAAGCCTGCGTAGTCATCATCTCATTCATGGCAATCATCGCTGCTACTGCGGCGTTTATCTAAGAGAGGGGAACATGAGCAAGCCAAACAAAGACGGCTGGATTCGCCACCGTGGCGGGAAGTGTCCGGTGGAGACTGGTGTGTTGGTTGATGTGCGGTATCGCGATGGTGGTAAAGCATTTGGGCAGCCTGCGCTAATGTCCGGAAGCGTTGATAGCAGGTGGGCCGCAAGTTGGGATCATGCTGCCCAGCCTTTTGACATCATGGCCTACCGCCTGCACAAGCCTGAGCAGGTAGAGCCGGACATATCGATTGAGCCGGTTGAGACAGTTCGATCCGCAGAGCAAATGCGCGACCGCATCCGAGAAATCGACAGCACAGTAGAATCCCTAGAGGAAGAGCGCGTCAGCCTTGTGCAGAAGCTTGAGGCTGAGGGGTTTAGGCTGATTGATAAGAAAGATGTGGAGAAGAAAGAGTTTATGAAGGAAATGGTCAGGCAATACGAGAAAGTATTGAGTGGAGCTGATACTGAAACATGGTGAAGTATTGCACATGAGTAACAACCAAGCCCCTTAACCGGGGCTTTTTTACGCCTGCCTCAATAGCCAAACTCTATCTTGACGCATTCTAAAATAGCGTTACTCTATAACTTGCCTACTCGGAGGCCCTACCGAGGACAAAACCCCGACACGACGGAGAATTATCGTGGCTGATGAAATACTCACCCTTGAAGCACTAGAAGCAGAAGCAGCGGCAGAACTGGAAGCGGAAGAAGCGCCGGCCAGCGTGGAAACCGAAGACGAGGCCAAGTCGGTAGAAGGTTCAGAAGTCGAGGCGGAAAGCGAGGAAAGTGTAAGCGTAGACAAGGCTGCGCAAAGTGGCAAAGAGCGGAAAACTGTAACGCTACCTGCTAAGGAGTTGCACAAGCTGCGCACAGAGCGGCGTGAGCGTGCCACCCAAGCGGAGGAACTGAAGCGGCAAAACGAGGAACTGCTGGCCAAGTTGGCAC